GTCATCAAGATTTGAGCGATCCTGAACTAAACCATTTGAAGAGAAGTAAACTTTTCCGTCGTGGAATAGATCAGAGCTTGCTGAAGAAGCAGTAGGTACACGACTATTACCCTTATAAATAATCTGGCCATCTTGAACCGGTTGATTGAAGATGTCAGATTGCTTTTGGCTTTCTATAAAAGCATTAGAGCTCATCATTGCACGGCGCATGATATTATCAGCTGAAGCATTATTGTTGAGGAATGCTTCAGGGCCTGAGCTCTTACGCATTTTCTCAACTAAGCCAACACCACCCCAGCGTTTAATATCTTCTTGGGACCATACGATCTCGCCTTTGTGCACAGCACCGGCAACTTCATATTTCCCACCTCGACCAGTGAAACCACCGTCCGCAAAGCCTTGATCTTTAATTGCCCTGATGTTAGCAATAATGCTAGCACCTTGTGCAACGGCTCCAGCAATCAAAGGCAAGTTATAAGGGAAACCAGCTTTTGAAGCAGCTGCGATATTTTGCTGGATGGCAATACCTGCAGCTGCAATTGCATAAGCTTTATCTGCAGCAAACATGAGCTTATAGGCTTTGGACTGTTCACCAAACATTGAACCAAACATCGAAGTGACTGAACCCATCATTTGTCCACCAAGGGCAATCTGAGCGTTTAATCGATCTTGTTGATACTTGTCTTCAACGTCCTTAACGTTCTGAGCATAATCACTGTAAATTTGATTCCGTTGCTCTTGAGCAGCTTGAATGATCGCAGTTTTCTGGTTTTCGTAATCCTGCTGACTTATAAGCTGTTGCTCAAATTGTGCATTTAAAGCCTCAATAGAATTTTGTTCATTTAAATTAACCACACCTTGCTGACTATCAAGTAGATTTGTCGCGGCACTTAGGCGGCTAGATCGTTCTTGATCTAGTCTATAGAACTCACCACTGCCATTCATATCAGCTTGAATACCACCCCATGCTTGACCAGCTTTTGCTGCACGATCAAGTGCTTCTAATCGTTCTTGATCACGTGATAATGCCAGTCGCTTACGTTTTTCCTCCTCATCTTTTACTGTTTTAGCAATTTCTTCTCGCTCCAATCGGTAGCGTTCTTGCATTGCCTCAGTTTCTGAAAGCAAGAATAATTTAGCTTGAAACAAACGTTGCTCTTGAGCAAGTTTTAGTAAACCTAATTCTTGTTGCAACTGTTGAGCTAACAAATTAACAGCTTCTTTACGCTGTTCTTTTGTCATCTCTAAGTCGTGTTCGGCTTCAAATTGACGTTTTGCAAAACTGTCCTTTAAAAGCTGCTCTTCCGACTTGGTGAAATCACGGAATGAATCAAACTTAGTCTTTGTAGCTTGCTCAGCAATAGCAATATCATTATCTGCACGTGCTTGAAGTTCTGCTTTTATTTCAGCCTTACGTTCCGGGCTAAAGTTAGCTTTATCAACATCCTCAAGTTTTTTGGCCAGATCATTCCTAATCTTTTTTACTTGATTAGCAACCTCATTTTCTAATTGAAGGCGAAGTTTTGCCTGCTCCTCGGCCATTTTAGTGGTATCTTGAATAAGCTTATCAAAGTCTTTTGATGAAATATCACCAGCAGAATAGCCATTAATACCAGCCATGTAACTTTGATAGTCTTTCCAGTATTGATTATTATTTTTACCAATACCTTTACCCTTCATTACATTGCCTTCACCTGCATGGTATGCACGTACAGCCTTTTCTAAATCACCTTTAAAAAGCTTCAAAAGATAAGACATGTACTTAGCCGCACCTTCAGCAGACTGTGCTAAATCAGTGCGGTCTTTTATGCCATATTGCTTGGCAGTACCTTCGAGAAACTGAAATCCACCAGTGGCCCCGGTTTCTTTGTTATAGGCTTTTGCATTACCTCGAGATTCGATCATATGAATCGCGGATAATGTTCCTGATGGGAGTTTGTATTTAGACTCTAGATCTGCAAAGCCGAATTTTGAAGCATTTGCTAGGACTTTCGCATTTACATTTAGTACTTTTTGCTGATTTTTAAGCTCCTTGTTTTGCTCCCGTATAGAATCAGTTCTAGCATCCGTGATGGCTTTGATTGATTCTTCTGCTTTCCAAGTATCCGTTAATGCTTTCATAGCCTCTCGGTCTGCTGCCTTAAGACCCTTAGCTAATGAATCTTTATAAAGCTTCAATAAATCATTAGCCTGAGACTCAGAAAAACCCTTTTTCATTACTATCTCGACAAATTGCGTATCCCACAATTTATCTGCATACAATTTCTGTAAGGACTTTTGAGCCTCATCTGCAGCCTGTTTTGTATTCTTGATAGCATCAGCATGCTTCTGTTGCTCAATTGCTGCATTTTGGGCTTTATTACCCGTTAAGGTAACTTCGATACCAAACAATTTAATGGCTGTTTTCGTCTTATCAGCCTTTTCATAAGCCTCATTGTATTTGTCGATTTGCTCCTTTAATGCATCTCTTAAGCTTGGGGGTAACTTCTGTTTAGCAAGTTGCTCCATAGCCTCCTTGTAGCTAATTGTGCCCAATCGAGCTTCATTAGAAATCCTTGTAAGTTCAACATTGCCTTTACCGAAGTTTTGAATATCAATTAAGGCTGAACCAACGGCCAATTCTGTTTTTTTCAACTCCTCATTTTGAGCTTTAAAGGCCGTTGTTAAGTCATTAATAGCTTTGGTTTTTGCCTCACCTTTTAACCCTTTTAATTCTTCAGCAGTACGGTTAGCCACTTCGGCTTGTTCAGCAAGTGTTCTATTCGCTTCTTCTGCCTTACCTTTAAAATAAGTATATGTTGCAGCCAGAGCGGATACACCTAGGGTAATTGCGCCAATTGGACCGCCGATAAGTCCTAATGCTCGACTGCCAATACTGCCAACCAAAGAAGAAGCTGCTGAGAGTCTTGATTGAGCAGCGGTTTGTGCATTTGTAGCAGCAGTTACTGCTGCTTGTGCCTGTGCATAACGTGTAGCTGCCGCAGTTGCACCAAATTTAGCTTGGGTTTCTGCGTTTGTGGCTCGGACATTCGCGAGATGCGCTTTAGCCGCATTCAAGGTAGCTGTAGCTTCTGCATATTCAGCTTGAGCGTTTAATACTGATGCTTGGCGGCTAGCTAAAGTCGATGTTATTCCATCCTTAACTGCTGCGCTCTTCATTAAAATTGCATGAGTGATATACCCAATACCAACTACCAATGCCCCATCTGCAATTAAATCTAAATTACTTGCAAGAGTTTGAACTGATCCAGCTAATACCTGTGCGGCCCCACTACCTTTACCAGCCTCACCCACAAACTTAGTAATTTCGTTATTTAAAAGTGTGAGTGATTGACCAATTGTGATATCAGTTTTAGCAAACAGCGCATCAACATCGTCTTGGACATTATTAAGGGCCTTAACGATTTCTTTTGAAGTAATCTTTCCTTCTGCGGCTACTGAACGTAATTGCCCCACTGTAATACCCATGCCTTGTGCAATAGCTTTTGCTAAAGCAGGGGTTTGCTCCATTACAGAATTCAGTTCTTCACCACGTAATGTACCACTGGCAAGAGCTTGTCCGAACTGTACTAATGCTGCATCAGCGGCCTCCGCACTTGCTCCACTAATAGCCACAGCTTTTGATACGGTTTCAGTTAATCGGGCAGTATCTTCCATCGTAAGATTTAATGTCTTGGCATTATCACTAAAGCGCTGGTACACCTGTAAAACTGAATCCCAAGCAGAATATGTCTTTTGAGCAATTCGGAACGTATCTTCAGTTGCTTTATTTAGCTCAACTTGGTTATTAGTCACTAATTTAAGACGGTTTTGAAGTCCTGTGTATGTATCCATCTTAGATATTGCAGCACTAACAGTAACCAATCCTGCCATATAGCCAGCAAGTGCACGTGTCGAGACAGATAAGCCATCCATAGACTTGGAAGCATATTCACCTTTACGTTCAATACTATTGAGCTCATTGCCTAAATTACGTGCATTACGTTCAGCATTTTGCGATTCAATAACAATGACCAACCGAGACTCTTGTGCCATTTTTACTTTCCTCTAGGCAATAAAAAACCCACTCAAGGAGTGGGTTCTCTTACATGAAAAAATTACTTTTCTGGATCAGGATGATATTGACCATCTCTTCCCAAAAATAAGACTTTATTTGCAAATCCAACAACATCAGCCCCATACGAGTTTTGAGCTGTATATTCAATACCAATTTTAAGCAGTGCCCCTTCTTGCTTTACAACTGCACTTCTTGGTTTAAATGAATAGGGGTTTTTTAAACCAATCTTTTCTAAAACTGACACGAAATATAAATTCTGAGAAATACCATTTTTTGAAAGGGGTAAATTAATATTTGGATCTAATACTGTTATTACACTAATGTTAGTTTGTTTCCCTTCTCCATCCTTAAGTTGAGCAATGTACTTTGTATCTTTATGAATCAAATCCTTTAAATTCTTTTTTTTAAGGTTTTCATTTGCCAACTTATAAAGTTTTTTGTTTTCTTCTATTCTTTTTTCAATAATTTCAGAAAACTTTTTTTCAACTTTATTTGTTTGATAATTCTCATTGAGGTTGGTGAATGTTAAAGATGATGATAGATCTACTTTTTTAAAATACTCATTGGAACCAAACGATGATTTTAAAGCGGAAGTTAAGTTAGACGTCTTATCACCAACTATGTAACTCTTCGACTCTTCATCTATTAAAACCACCAGTATCTCTTTATTTTTTGAATCAAATGCAACAAACGTTTTTAAATGCTGCCCAACAAACTTATTTTTATTTTGACGAAACTCAGCTGTTAATACCCCATTTATAAGATTATTTTCACCGATACAACTATCTTCATCAAAATCTGTGGATTTCATTGCTCCAAATTTCATTAATTTTAAATCAAATGCTTCTTTAAAATTTGCATCATAGGCAAGTAAATTAAAGCCTCTTAATTTGCAGTTCTCATTATAATTAAGTGGTTGTGGCGTGTTCGCAATAGAAAAAACCGGTAAGAAAATTAAACTTAAAAAAATAAACTTTTTCATGAAATTACCCCTATATTTACAAGTAATTTATCAAACTGATTAATAAATGTCACATAAAGCAAAACCACCCGAAGGTGGCTTAATTATCTGTCATTCATAAACTTAAATAGGATTAATATAGTAGAAATATATAATTTCACTGACTAATAATAAGATAGCAAAAATTAAGTACGTATCTACTGTATTAAAGCTTTTAAGAAATTTCAAAATATCCATAAGTTACAAACTCCTTAAACACACATCAAAATTATTACATATATTTACATTAAGCTACATAACTTGTAATTTAAGTGTATAAATTTCCACCAATAAATAGATCGTTACTTTTGAGGCTTTGATGAGATCTTCTTATGGGCTTCTTCAATAAATAAATTGTCTAAAGCAAAAATACAGTCATTAAAGATATGTGCATCAACTGGCAAATCATTATGCTCAGCATAAACATTGATTGCCTGCTGATCTAAAGATAACGGGATACTCTGCTCATATCGTCTAGATCTGATAATCGTACTAAAGGCAGCAAGGATTGAGTCAGCCGCATAAGAATATTCTGGTGGATCCGGAATGTGTCCACCTAAGAATTTGATTTGTTCGATTTCGTGCGGCGTTTTCGACGCATACGTTTTCTGGTATTTGTAGAGCTCGATGACTTTCCCAGAATTAAAGCCTTTTCTTTATCAGCTTCTTCTTGGATCTTTTGTGCTTGTTCTTTCACGAATAACCAGATCGAAATACCAATATCACCCAAATTAAGCAGTTTTGATGCATTCCCGGGTGTATAGGCCATTTCAGTTTCTTTAGTCTTTCCATCAACAACTTGGGCAAACACCACACCTTTCCAGTCTTCGATTAAGTGAGCTGCACAAGCATCCATTAACAACTCGTGATAAAGCTTGGCATTTTCATCTTTAACCATCACATCATAGCCTTTAGACGAGATCTGGTTTCCAGCCCGTTCAATGGCTACCTGAAAAGGCTTGTAAGCGACACCACGCACTTTGAACTCTGCCTGTACCTCGCCATCCGGTCCTTTATATTCACACCATTTTGAAACGTCCGAGCTTTTAATTATTCCGACTTTTAAAGCCATAACAACCTCTGAAATTTTAGAAATAAAAAAGCCCATGGGATTCCATAGGCTCTAAGGTTTATTAATTTGAATTACACAAGAGCACGCACAATGGTTGGAGCGGTACGAACTTGAGCAAAGTTAATATCTAAAGTGATGATGTCATCACCACCGCCATCCGGGTGATTGGCTTCCATGACTTCGAGCTGTGGGAAATTAAGGGAATATTTACTGCCTTTGCTGTCTTTAATATCGAAGGTCAGTGTGAATACATCACGGGTTTTGATTGCATCAATCCAGGCTGCAGCTGTAGCCGAAAACATGAATGATCCATTTGCTTCGATATCCATCATCTTTTCAATGTAGAACTCTGGCGTGTACTTGCCCGAACCGATACAACGAATTGCTTCTAGATTATTATTGAATGAAAGCGTCAGAGATTGCATGCAGGCTTTACCTTGAATGGACTGGCCATTTACAAGCAAGTTTTCAACGTTTGGCATACTGACTAAAGGGCGACTTGATGCAGCTACAGGATTGGTAACCGGGTTAACTTGCTGACGGGTAAAGGAACTACCGACCAGACCGAAATTCCCGGTGATCTTGCCTGTAGTCTGAATAGTGATTTCACCTGTATTCACCTGTACACCACGGTAAATAAAGACCTGACCAACATCCTCAAAAACTTTAACTAAGGTTAGTGATTTACGTACGGTACCACCAAAACTTAAAGAGTTGCCCGCCCAGTTATTAAAAGCCAGTGCACTCAAGAAAAGGTCAAATGTGCCGAGAGATAATTCAAATTCTAACTGACCTGCCACTTCTGCTTCAGTTACTACACCACCTTGGCGAAAACGCGAATTCACTACTTCATTGCTTTCTTCAGTAGATACATTTTCTGATAACCCATCTGTTACACGGCGAACGGTGTACCAGATAGGATTTGCCGGAGTGGTTCCCAATACTGCTTCTTCACAAGCATATAATCGAATTTTTGAACCTGAACTCATTTATGGTTCTCCAAAATTTAGGCATAAAAAAACCGCTAAATTAGCGGGTTGTTAAAGTGTTTCATCTGTATCTGAAATTTCGGGCGGTTCAATGCCTTCCATTGCCGCTGCTACAGCTTGAGATAAGTTTGTCGGTTGAAAATCTACTGGCGTTTCACTCCCTTCTCCTTCAAATTCTGGCTCAGGCTCTTCATGTAAACGAATATCGATCCAGCGTGAGAAAGGAATATCCATAGGATTTTCCAGATCAGCAACGATTGCTGCGAGTTCAATATCAAACTTGCGCTTATAGGTTTTAATGGAAATATCACCATTCTCTAGCGTTTCATAAACAACGGCGACAACTGTATTCCCATTCGCATCTTTCGGCACTTCGACATACCAGCCTTCCTGAGCAAAACCTAATGAGCCTTTAATCAGGTAATCACCAATTCCATGCTTTTCGAAAGTAATAGGTTGTTTTTCAGCATCAGTATTTAATTCAATATAATCACTGAATAGTTTTACGACTGGTGAAGCTGCTTTGATGAAGCCAGAACCATCAACAGTTGTATTGTGTTCACCGCGCAAAGCGTACCAAGGGGTATAAGCACCCTGATATGATCTGCGTCTAAAGCCGATATATGTTGCTGAAGTTGCAATACTTAAATTAGCAGCATGTTCAATAGCACTGCTCGCATTTAACCCAAGAATATATTGGGCCTGTGCCGTAGGATAATCACCTGCAGCAGTTGCGCCCGCTCCTGTAGTTTGGAGCCCGATAAACGATCCTCCACTATCGAAACCGGATAATGCTGTTGACCCCAAGTTTTTATTTGCAGCAAAGCCATTATTCACGATTCGCTGAAATTCTGGTGAGCTGGCATCTACAAGACGCTTCCAATCGGACCAAGTAGCCAGATCTGCAGTTGATCGATACCAGATACGACCACTTGAAGCAGAAACATAAATCTGATTACGATAATTGTTTGAACCTGAAATGCTTAAAACAAGTAAAGAGCCCACAACCCCGGCTTCAGGAAAGTTTAAGGCAAGGGTTGCACTAGCAAATGTATCGTTGCCATAGAACCCTACTGTAGTCATGTTATTAAGGTCAGCGCCTCCGACATCAGTATTTCGAAGAGGTTTACCTAAACCAAAATCACCAACTCTAAGTACTCGTCCAGTCGTATCGTCAGAATATGATGTGGTAAGAGTACCTGCTGCAGCTGTACCAGCTCCTTGAACTTGAGAAAGTTGCGGATTCAAATTCGGAATACCTGAAGCAAAAGGCAACATAAACTGCCGCTTGCCTTGAGCCGAGTTGTACGGAAATGGCCGATGATCCCAACTAAATTTAAATAGTAGATTTGCCATTATGCGGTTACTCCATCAATCACCTGGAATGTCAAAGTTTCAGTGTGCTGTGTAGTACCACTCACCACTGCTTTAATATCCATTTGGACCAAACCCAATGGCCATGCAGATGTGCTAGCACCCGATTTCACATTAAGCCATCCTTTCTGAGTGGACTGACTTAAAGGCACACATGTCAAAGTTGCAACAGCAGCACCTTCTGTAGTTTTGACTTGAGAGGTAAATGTGTAGCCTGTTAGATCAATAGCGCGGCGAACATCATCGGCTGGATATTGCAAGGCATCGTCCGTATCGACCAACTGCAAATTCAAGTTGAATGTGTCACCACGCTTAAAACAAAAATTGCTCATAAGTGATTCCTGTAGACATAAAAAAACCACCGATGAGGTGGTAGTGAATAAGATGTAAAAACCTCTCAAAAATAGAGATTTTCAATATTTAATAAATTTGTTAATACCTTGGTTTATATCTCTTATTGCCTCCACTAGTAATACAATAGTGCCCACCTCTTGGTCCCACACAATAATCAACTACGGCACAAGAACAATCGCTAGCATTGTATTTTTGAGACTGCTTTTTTACTGAATGATGCGATTGCGATTTTAAAGCCTGATAATTATTAGACTTAGACTTTCTAGCCTTTTGTTTAAAACAGTCTTCTGTTTCACACAAAAGTTTCTCGGAGATCCATTGAGGTGATGATGAATTTAGAGAAATACGTACCCAGTTTCCTTTTTTCTCATAAATATCAACTTTTTCACCACGTCCAAGTTTTGCTACAACACTACCATTAGGCTTATCTCTAATATTAAGTGTATTGGTATTGATATATTTGGATTCTATAACCTCTTCAACTGCGTTTTGTGTTTCTTCAGAATTTGAATTGTTTCTTGAGGTATTGTCATTTCCAGAACCAAAAATTCCTAAAGCTATTATTCCTGCGGCACCCCAGCCTAAAGTAGATTTTTTCATGTTTTACCATTTGTTATATATTTCCTTCACAGTAACAGAATGTAATCATGAATTGAAATCTGCTTTAATTTTAATTAGCTAATCCTTAAAATTTACCCCCATTTTGTTGGCCATATTATTGGTAAAATTAAGGCTTGTAATCGAGGTCAACACTCACACCAGTAACATCATTATGTTTGGTTCCACCAATACTTTGAACCTTTGCCAATCGGATGTTTACATCCGAAACACACAGCTTGTTTTCACGTTGCCATTTACTCAACTCAACAGCCATAACTTTTTCTAAATGACGCTCAAGCTCTTGCCGTTTAATTTCGATTTCTTCTAATGTCAGCATGCACGACATATCAATTTACCTTAAACCCAATCGAAACATTATACTGAATGAAGTCAGCATCTTGCCCAACAAAAGTTGATTGTCCTTGTAAACATTCTAGATGATCGATTGAGTAATATTCAAAATGGGCAAGCAAAGCATCACTCAGCTTTGTGATTTCCATTATTCCAGAATTGGGACGAGCAAAGCATTGGACCATAATATTACCTGTACGGCGTGTACAAGGATTATCAGCAATGCCTGAAATAAAACTTGGACCGCCCGCAATCGTTAAGCGACACCACAAACCTTCCTTTGGAACCTTAAAGCCTGGTAAATTTGGATACTGGATTCTATCCTGGGAAATACTAGTAAAGCTTTGCATACGTTCGGCAATTGCTTGCCTCGCCTGCTCTAAAGTCATTGCCATATTAGCCGCCATACTTCTGAGAAATAAAGGTAAAGGTGGTGTTGTAAATTCCTTGTGGTGCTTGATCAGACCACCCATTTTCTAAGCGCTCAGCATAAGGCTGGTTGTTCTGTATGTAGACCAAATTACCCAATTTAATCTTTACAGCTTGAATAGCAGCATCTTGAATTGGGTTAGTTTCAGGTCCACGTATGCCGAAATCAGCAGATCCAATTGAAACGATATGAGAAGCACGATAAGTGCCCGTATCAACTGGGCTTGAAACTACTAAAGATTGCACCGTATCCATCGTGATTTTCTTAACTTGTTCTTCAGCATTTTTCACCACATCAACACTAAAGCTAGTCGGCTTTTTCCCCTTCCATCCCATTGCTCACCTCGCTTGCTTCGTACATTTCAAATAAGTCTTGTGCGATTGATTGAATTGAATACGCTTCAAATTCAGCACTTGGATCGTTCTCGCCCATTCTTCGTTTAACTATTTGCCAGACATGAACTGCCTCATGCAAAAGTAGCCCATAAACTTGGAGCTGATCTCTATCTTCCGTATCACCAATTTGAACAATTGCATAAGCACCATCTGAAAAAGTACTAACCTGTGCATCCGCCCCCATATCCAAAAATTGATCGGCTTTATCCATATCTTCAAATAACAAATCCATGTGTAGTTGATTTCGAGCAAGCGTGTACTGCACATGTTGAAATGGCGAGATATACCATTCAGGAACATAATCAGAATTAACCATGGTTTAACCTGTTAACTAGGTAAAGGCGTTTCAGTCGCTTCTCTACCATCAAATGAGTTATGAATAAAAATGCCATCCTCATATTTGGGATGGCATTCGCAGTGAAATAATGAATGTGGCTTTAGATCATCATCAGGCAGCACTTGAATGCTGTTATAAAACTCATGAACGGACCAAGTCATTACACTTTCCTCAACTGACATTTCCAAATAGTAGAAGCAGGATCTTGTTGGATATAAATAACTCTAAATGACCCTAAGGCTGTTAGCCATTCATCATCTATTTTTGGTGTCATACCCACTTCATTTTGAAGAACGATAGCCTTCTTGTCTGTGGCCAGTACTCCAAGCGTCTGGATCTCATATTGACTGTAAGAGCCAAATAGAACACCACGGCCGGAATAGTTTTCCTTAACCTCGATTGAAGTTTCAGTTTTAGGATCCCAGTTAGTTTTTGAGATCCGCTCACATGTAAAGGTATGCACGGCGTCAGCTAAATCTTCATTAAATGCTTCAGCAATTTCAGTTTGTAATTCTTCGCGTAGGCCCATTAGATTTTCCTGACAAAAAATACAGATTTTCTTTTGCAGTATGGTTTGATCAAATCAAGAATGAATTGCTCAGTTGCATTAAGTTTTGCTGACCCGTCTTGATATTCCTTTTCAGTCTCAACCGTATCAGCCTTTACTTTCTTACGCTTTAATGCCTGTTCCTGTCCTTGATATAGATCACCTTTAATAATGCCCTTGATGATTTGATATGAGGCTGTTTTCAAGGGCTCAGGAACCAGAGTGGCATCTACATAAGGTTTAACATTACGTGCTAATAGATAAGCTTCTGACATCTGAAGGTATTGAGCCTTATCACTGGCAGATAAAGCATCAAAGCCTTCAACATGTTCTATCGCTTCTTGTTCAGTGATAAAGCTCATGGATTATTCCTTTGGAAGAAGCGCTAATAACTCGTCTTTTTTAGCACCTGGTTCAAATGCAATACCTTTTTCAGTTAACAAAGCTCGAAGTTCATCAACTTTAAGCCCTGCATAATTAATTGGTTGTTCTTGCTCACCACCAGTCTTTTGCTCGCCATCCGGGTTTTGGTTGCCTTGAGCTTGCTGGTTGTCACCATCTTGCGTTTGTTTTCCTTCACCCAATTCAAGCTCAGCAATACGCGCTTTCATGGCTTCTGGATCATTCTGAAAGGCAATGAACTCACCTTTCAACGTTGCCAGTTGTTCTTCTAGCTCAGCAATTTTTGTTTCGATCATTTGTTGTCTTTCCCGTGCACGGTTAAATGATGAAAGTCCCATTTGAGGATCTCCAAAAAATAAGGCGGGATAGCCCGCCTATTAGTTATTTGATCTTGTGCTTGAATGCCACAATACGGATCTGTTTTGGATCGTAAACACGTTCCCAGTTTGCAGCTGTAGCAAGACCTGCGTTATTAGGTGCAATACCAGTCGCACCTGCCCACTTAATGCCACGAGGGTGCAATACAAAGTGACGGCGGTTAATAAGAATGTCAGTTCCCGCTAGACTATCGCGGTCAGTCTCTACACCAACTGGTGCACCAATATCTTGGAAACCGATTGCACCTTGACCGAATAAGAATGAAGTGAATACATCCCCATCAACTGGCATACCGTCATCAACAATCACACGGCGATCCATGAAGGTTTTATAGAGCACGACACCATCAGCGTCACGTACGGTTTCGATCAAACCTTGTTTAGCTAGTGCAGCCATGGTTGCCGAATGCATGGCAATAGCCGTTAATTTGTCTACGGCATCCCCAAGCTTGTATGAAGCATCAACAAAAGATACGCCATCAATTACAGCGGCAGCTCCAGTTCCA